TTCTGAACCAGAAATTAATTCTATCCATGTTAATCCGTCAGTAGTATATAATTTTTTATCAGTAGTATTATAAACTATTACTCCTTCTTCTTTAGTAATTAATGTTAAATCGTTAGTTTCCAGTATATTAGGTCTAACTTCATAACTTGTATTTCTTGTTATAGTTCCCATTTTATTTTATTTTTTTAAGGTACGTCTGTTTCAAATACAGCTCCAGATACCGTACCATCATGATTATTACTTGTTTCGTCTAATAAGCTATTCTCTAATAAGAGACATGCTTTTATATTATTTACAGCTGATAATCCTCCATTTTGTGTATAGCTACTATCATATAAAGGATTAAGACCGTCACCAGAATTATACAGAGAAGCTATTTGATTGCTGTCTAAGGCATCTTCCCACACACATAGACTACTTATATTTCCAGAATGATATCTTTCGCTAGAAGTCCTCCCAGAGCGTCCTACGAGAACGTTAGTAGTATTATTATAAGTTAAATTAACATTAATATTTCCAGAATTACTAGCTCCTTGTTGTACGCCATTAAAATACATTCTCCAGTCTGTTCTACTACTATCAGCCATAACAAAAGTAAGCATATACCATACTCCAGTAGTTAAAGTAGTAGTAGTTTGTCTAGTTAATCTGTTATTAGAACCAGCTCCTGCATTAGTACCATTTAATCCGTATTTATGAATTTGAGCTTTTAAATTATTTCCTATTTGCATTCCATATCCATAATATCTGTTATGGTTTCTTCCTACACAAAATAATGGTTCTGAACCAGAAATAGCATCAAATTTAATCCATACATTAAAAGTTAATCCATAGTCATTAAAATCAGTATCAGTAAATTGAAAAGTTTTTAATGGGTCTGATAAATTTAAACTATCATTTATACCATCGAACATAAGACTGTATGTAGAATTTAAAGGTACTAAATCTTCCCCTCCATGAGTTATGAATGAGTTATGAAACTGCATTATAGTTCTGTATCTGTAGTCCTATGAGCATGTATCATTACTTTTAATCCTTGACCAGCTGTACTACTACCGATTTGGTCTATATTAAAAGACATTTTAGAACCTATAGGAAAATAAGTATTAGAAGTAAAATCTGGCTGAGAAGTAGATACGTTATTTCCTTGTACAACTTTAAAGCTGTTAGAAGATTGAAACATAGTACTACCATTTTTCTGTACATCTACTATTACATCAGCTCCTACGCTTTGTGAATTTAAACTTAGATACATTTTATCTATAGTCAAATCATAAGGAAGATAGAAAGTATAAACTCCGTCTCCAGTAGTAAGGTCGGAGGTTTCGTCACTCAAAGGAATGACTAAACTCTCCGTATAACCTTTCGTACCATTTTTACCGATATACTGCATTATCTACTTACTACTACTCTATAAGCTCCAGCTGAAACAGAAGCTCCAAATCCTAAAGTAACTACCGAAGTAGAAGTTCTTGTAATATCACATACAGCTTCAGTACCATCAGAAACCTTAAATATAGATACATGTACATCTTTTGTACCTAAGTTATGAGTACAAGTATGAGAAGTACCAGCTGATATATCTTCAGCGTATCTGTATTTAGTTAAATGAGCTGGAGTAACATATCTAGTAGTATCTGCAGTACCAGATAAAGCTTTTGCTTCAGTATCAGTAGCTCTTTCTACTATACCTTTTACAGTTGTACTAGCATCTGGTAAGATAGCATCAACGTTACCAGTAGTAATAACTCCTACTTCAGTTAAAGAAGAGGTTACAACACTACTATTTAAAGTAGTACCAGATAAAGTACCAGCATCAGCTACAGCAGTAATAGTAATATCAGATGAACCATCAAAAGATACACCGTTAATATTAACAGCTGTATGTAAAGCTCCAGTAGTATCAGACTTACCAGTTAAATCACCAGTTACGTTACCAACTAAGTTAGTATGTAGGTCTTTATTCATTTCCCACTTATCACCAGTGTTATTATAAGTAATAGTAGCATTTGCTCCGTCTATTGTAATACCACCTCCAGAAGCTTGGGAAGCTGTAGAACCAGAAGCTAAAACGATGTTTTTATCGTCTATAGTAACCTCAGTAGAATTAACTGTAGTAGTTGTACCATCTATCTGTAAATCACCTTTTATAACTACTGTAGTATCATTTCCAGCATCTCCTATAGTAAGAGTATCAGTACCATCAAAAGTAGCCATAACAGTCTCTAAATTAGCTTTAGTTAAAGATACTTTAGCATTGTTATCTACGATATCTTGAGCTTGTCCAGTAGTTATACCAGTTTTACCTAAATTCGTCGTTACATCAGCTCTCATTTGGTCTAAGTCAGTTGCTGCAGTAACAGTTAGATGACCTAATTTAGTACTTTCACCAGAAGTAATTCCAGTTTTTGCTAGGTTAGTAGCTACGTCTAATTCCATCTGGTCTAAGTCTACAGCTTGAGTAACAGTTAAGTGACCTACTTTAGTAGCGTCTCCAGTTGGATAAGAGTTTTTATTTGTATTAGCTGAGATTTCATTTGCTTGACCAGTAGTAATACCAGTTTTTAATGTATTCGCAGCTATCTCATTAGCTTGAGTAGTAGTAATACCTACCTTTGCAGTGTTATCAGATATTGCAGTAACAGTCGCAGCGTCTAAGTTTACAGTAACAGTACCAGATTGTCCAGTACCACCATCAGTATCAGTAACAGATATGCTAGTTCCTCCTAATACACCAGTGATATCACCATCAGCGTTAGAAGTACCTACAGCTACCCAGTCAGTACCATCATGATACTTAAGTTGATTAGAGGTAGAATTAAAGTATAATTCACCTTTTGTACCAGACGAAGCTGCAGGTTCTACAGCTGCTTTTGAAATTACAGCTCCTTGAAGTTCATTCTGGTTCAAGTTTATGTTAGTTAAAAAATTCATTTTGTTTTATTTTTAGTTATTATTAATTAATTAATTTAGATAAGCAATTCCTCCAAATTCTGCAGTAAAACTAACAGTAAGAGTATTGATATCAATATAGTCTACTTCACCTTGTACCTTCGAGTTATAATTGTCGACAATACTTACCGAAGGGAATTTCTGTAGATTATGAGTTATAGTCCATGTCGATAAGGACTGAATTTGTGTATGCATATAGTGTTTATCAACGTTATTTACATGCTGATTTATTTCTCCATAAGGATAAATATAGTTATCTGAAGCTCCGTCTAGTAGTACATATTCATTTTCTTCATTTCCATCTAAATTATGAACATGTAGTTTTCCCATGTCTACCCTTCCATTTACGATACCGTTTTCGGCTGAAGGTGTAAGTACATCAACTTCTGTAGAAGGACTGTTAGAAGCGTCGTAAACGCTGTTAGCGACCTCATAAGATACTTCATATATCTCATATTTCCAATATCCAGCTGGAATTAAGTTAATTTGTGAAGTATGAGTATTACTTCTTGTATTGTAATCTACCTCCATAGAAGTAAATCTAGACTTAACTACTACATTTTTACCGTATGCATATAATATTTTACCAGAGAATTCTGAAGTAAATTTAATCAGAAATCTTAGTTGGTCTGTAGGTACAGAATTATCAAATCTACTTTCTTGAGTAGTACCTATAAGTTTTAAAGTGTTCGTTAGTGTGTAGTGTATCATATTATTTAATAGAAAAATATATATATTGTTTTAATTTAGATAAAAAAAAAGAGAGGAAATTAATCCTCCCTTCTTTACAAAGAAAATATGAAAAACACTATTACGAAACAGTTACTGTAAAGTCTGTGTTATCAAATGGTACAGATGAATAAGGAGCTACTAAGACCATAGGGTCAGCTTCCATTCCGTCCATTGTAAAATCATAACCAGACATATCACCTAGTCCTACTCCAGAAGAAGCAGTACCAGAATTTAATTCTAATCCGTTATTACGTCCTAGACATAATATTTGATTTTTTCCGTTATCTTGTGCATTTAACTCAGCAAAAACTAAAAGTCTTTGAGAAGCTAAAAGTTTAATTTCATTTTGGTCTTCCTTAGTAAGTTTATGAAGTTTCATATTTACCGAAGGAGTATAGTATATGCTACCGTTTTCAGTCGAACCAACAATAGTTTCCGTAACTGAAGCTAATCCTCTCTTAAACTCATATTTAAATAAGTCTGCAGGATTTAAATCAAAATCAGTTAATTCACCATTAGATACAACTAAAGTCGCAGCTGATAAAGGAGCTAAGTAAATAGCTTTAACACCACCAGTAGAAGTTCTACAGTCGATGCTTCTTCCTCTTGTTAATGCAGTACATGACATAGTTTTATTTTTTTTTAGGTTATTAAATAAAAGGGAGGAGGTTAATCCCCCCTTTCTGATTGTTTGTTATTAGCTTAAGTGAACGATTTCAGAACCGATACCGATTTGAGTTCCTGCAGTATATTTACAGATTACTCTAATGTTATCAGAACCATCAATATCAGCCATATCTAGCATCTTAAGTGATGATTGGTCTCCTACTAAATCAGTACCAAAGAAAAGATTACTTCTTCTTGCAGCAACTAATTGGTCGTTAGGCATTCCATCAACTACACAAAGCTTGATACCTTCAAATACTGGAGTGTAGTCAGCTGACATATTAAATCTGTCAATATAACCTAGCTCAGACATTTTATGAATGTAGTTTCTGTAGTGCTTTTGGTTAAGGAAGATACATAGGTCTTCTTTTCCTAAAACAGTAGAAGGAATAGCGTCAGCACATGCTGATAATTCATCAACGATAGTAGCTGCAGTTATTGAACCACCTTTAGCTACAGCGATTACGTTTCCATCTTGAGCAAAAGCTCCAGTTGAAGCAGTTAAGAAACCTTCGAATTCACCACCTTGAGCGTCAGCTCCAGTCCAGATATTGTTCTCAGTACTTTCAGCAATAGCATCAGCTAAATAAGACATAACAAAAGCATGAAATTCTGGAGTGTTTCTGTTATTTGCTCCAGCTCCCATTTGATTGCTTTCCCATGCTGATAATAAATCTTGCTTACATAATTGTAAGTTCAATTTTAAATTCTTTGGAGTGATTACTTTTTCAGATAAAGTAAGAGTTCCAGTTGGAGTAAAATCACAGCTTTCGTCTTGTACGAAGTCAGCTCCTACTAGAGACTTAACGATTGCTTTATATTTTACGTTATCCATAATTGTAAGTTCATTTAGAGACTTACTTTCTTTCATCGCAGCTGCGATATACATTCCAGCATCTTTACCTACAAATGATGAATTGATTGTTGTTGTTGTAGCCATAGTTTTTATTTGTTTTTAAGTTATTATTTAGTTAAGTTATATAAAAATCTTTCTTGTCTTGTCATTCTTGACAATTCTTTAGAAGATAATATTTTTGTTTCTTTTGCAAATTTGTTAGTGTTAACTGGAGCTGTAGCACTTTCCTCTAATTGAGATTTTAAGTCTACATTTTCAGCTTTTAACGTTTCAATTTCACTCTTAAGAGCTACGATTGAAGCATTGATTTCACTTAAAAATTCGTCTTTATTGAATTCTACTTTTTCAGTAGTAGTAGTAGTAATAGTTTTAGGTGAAGCAACTACTGGAGCAACTTCTTCTTCAACTACTTCTTCTAGTACTTCTTCTTCAGCAACTTCTTCGTCTAGTTCAGTATCTAGCTCAGCTTCTGGAGTTTCATCTTCTTCTGATAACTCTGGAGCTACTTCTTCAGTAACTTCTTCGTCTTCAGCAGGAGCTTCTCCTTCTACTAAACTTTCTACTATACCTTCTTCAGCTATTACAAAAGATAAGTTATCTTCAGTCTGATATTCACCAACTGGTAAAGGCATTGTAGTACCGTCCTCAGTAAGAACGTTTACTAATGAACCTTCAGCTAGAACGTCATCTTCAGAAACTATAATAGTACCATCTACGAGCTTAGCTTGAAAAGAAAGATTAGTTTCTTCGTTAGAAACCTCTTCTTTATTGTCTAGTCCTAGAGCTACTAAAATTTGATTTTTTAAATCCATAGTATATAGTTTTTTAGTTAATAATTAGTGTTAGTTATAAATAGAATTAATTTCTATCCGTTTGATTTTCAAAAATTAAAGAGTGTAAAGCTTCTAATATTTGGTCATTAGTTGGATTAGTTTGAGAAGACATTTTCTGTAATTTATTTACGAAAAAACCTTCTATACTTAGCCCTTTAAGTTCACCAGATTTAATCTTATTCCACATGTCATCATTAAGAATTTCCATCTTAACAAACCATGTACCATCTGGTAAATCATAACCATACATTTTAGACTTATCATTATCACCTTCTTTTATCCAACTCTCTACAGTGTGTACATCTAAAACGTCTTCTTCATGCTGATATGTAGCATTGTTATTATTTCCATGTTTTAAATATAAAGCTGCAGCTTGTTTAACAGTTTCTTTAGAGAAATATACATAATACTCACTATCAGTATTCGCATCATATCTAAAAATCTGCTTATTGGGAATTAAAGCTGGTGAAACTAGACATCTTTGCT